TATATTTGCGACTCATGTTAATAATAGTTACACATTGTAACTTTAAAAGTGACTTTTTAACTTTTAAGCAATAAACATTGGTTCAAAAGTTTCAGTCATATCTTCAACGTGAGTATTATTCATGTCGAAATATACCTTAGATAACCAATTACCTAATACTAATGCTGAATAACTATCTTTTCTAGGTTTATCTGGTCCAGATTTACGTTTAAGATTTGCAGGAAGATCAAAATTCTGCATACCTTGTGCAGATGTTGTTATTTGTATAAGAGCGCATTCTGTTTTTGTAAGCAAAATCATATCAGATAAATGTTCAACAAAGTCAATCATTTTAGCTTCTTCATTTTCTTTTTCACTATCTAAAGCATTTGAAAATTTTATATCTGTTATACCTATATGCTTTTTAGTTTGACTTCTGAAGTTATCATCAATAGCGCGACTTGCAAAATATGTACGACGATGATCGAAATTAGCTTGCAACATTTCATTCGCTAATCGTATCCAACCAGAAGTAGGCTTTCTTAAGAAAACATATTTGTAATCTGATTTATTATATTCGCTCTTTGCAGAATATAAGTTCTGAGCATACTCTTCTGGTCTCTCAAATTCAGTTACCATTGGTTTCAAATTGATTTTAGCATCTTTAAATAATTCACTTTCATTGCAAGAATTCATAAACTGAACGCCACCGTTATAATCCATGCAAATAGCCACAATATTAAAGTTCTGTAGTAGATATAAGAAATATTTAATATGATCTTTCAATGAAGACCCAGAAAGAGCGTAAGAATGAACTAATGTGTTGATTTGTTTTTCTTTATTAATTTTTAAAACTTGAATAGCGAAATCGTCAGATGATTCTGTTTCTGACCAAGAAGGATCAACCGCTAATATATATTCATCTTCAGAATTTCCTACGACTTCAACAGCAGGAAGCTCACCATCAGGCACTGTGCATAATGCCATTTTAGATATTTTAAAATATCCAGAACTATCATCACTAAATTGTGCGCCAAACTCTCGCAAGAATTGTGATTCACTCATTGTAGCTTTCGCCTGATTGATCAAATTCTGATCGTATAACTGCACTGGAGCGCAATCATAAGAAAACTGCATGACGCAACGCTTTGTCTTTTCTTTGTTTTTAGGATTGAATATTAAATTCTCATACTGCTCATAAAGCTTATATAAATATTCAAATTTAAACGATGCTGAAGACAATGCAATCAATTTATTATTAGGCCAAATGTATCTTTCTTCTTCAGTCATCTCTCCTTTAGCGATTAATTGTGTTTCAAGATTATACAACTCTTCTCTCTGTGTGGGATTCTGAACTACAGACAAGAACGGTACGATTACTTCGTTATAAATGCGCTCTGGCATCAATAAAAACTCATCAATAATAATTCTATGAAAGCGAAAACCACGAAGCTTTTCACCATCACCCAAAGGCAATGCGCGAATGCGGCTTTTACCAATTTCCATCACCCATTCATCATTAGATTTTGATACTTTTGTAATACATTGCTTGAGAAGATAGGCTTCAGGTTTAGCTGCAATATCTTCAATCTTTTTAAATATCATTTTTGACTGACGAAATGAGCGCGACAATATACCTGTTTCAACTCCTTGATTTAAAATAGCATCAAGTACAGCATAAATGCCAGTAGTATAAGATTTACTCATACCACGCGACCATACCCCTAAAAAATAATCACTTTCTAACATTCCTTTGATAGCCATGTGTTGAAAAGGAAAAAGTTTGACACCTGTTATCAAATCTGTAGCAAAAGTAGTATTATTGCGAAGAAATTGATAAAACAACAACTTCGCTTCTCGCTCTTCTATGTATCCAGGTATCTGCGCTAACTCCTCATTGGAAATTAAACGCGATTTCCTTGGTACTTGATTGCCTGTCTCCCAACTCATTGTCTAAAAAATATTGTATATCTACTTGCCACAGTGACTTACCATGATATAGTAATTTTGGTATAATATCTAAAGATTTATTTCTGCTACCAGTAAAAATAAACTGTATATGCCTTGGATATTTATGACATAAAGTACGCATATTATGAAAAACATATTCTAAATTTGTTTTCCTATTATATTTTCTTTGGTTTATTAATATACTATTGATACTGCTTTCTACCACGACAAATAAATAACAATTTAATTCAACAGCTTTCACCACTTCTCTTTCAAATCTTTCTATTCCAGAAGCCATAGTTCCAAGAAAATCAGATTCGCTCTTTCTATCTACAAAAGTATTAGTAAAATATTTTTTATCAGCTATTAAATAATCTCCCACAAATATTTTTTCGACTTTAGACTTTGAAAACTCTAAAGGATCTTGTTCTCTTGTATCAACTAGAATAGGAAGATGCGAAACATTAGTTTTATTAAATGTGTCTGGTAAATTTTTATTATACAATGGTTCTATATTTAGTAACTTACATGCGCCAGTATAAGAATTAAAATGTTTCTTATAAATATTTAAACTTGGCAAATCAAGAGTTATGAGTTCATTATGAAACGGAGCAAAATGATATTGTTTTTCATCTATTCTTTTTTTAAGCATCTCAATACATTTTGCTTTTACGATTTCTGGATTTGATGAATTTTCCCATTTAAGAAACTCAGTATAATCTAGAAATTCCATTTGAAAATACTGTTTTTTATTTTTAAAAGGTATTTGTTGACGATAATAAAGAGAATGTCGTGGATAATATTTACAATAATATTCTGCTTGATAAAGATTATGCTTTTTTAAATGAGCATGAAAAGATTTATCATTATTAAAAGGCTCGCTACAGATTTTACACTGAATCATATAGCATCTTCTTTAGAAATTCCCAAAATTCTAGCTTTCCATGAAGACATATTTTCTAAACGATCAGCTTCATCTTTAATTGTGCGCTTTTGCATATCAGCAATTTGAATCATCATTTTACGCTCTTGTTCGTCTTGAAAAAGCTCTACAAGATTAAGAATCGAAGCGTTCTTTTGATGCGTTTGCTCCACTCTCTTTGAACGTTCACCGTTCAATTTTTGAATACTCTTATCGATACGACTTGCACATTGATTATATTCCTCAGAGATTGTTTTAAGAACCTCTGTGAGACGCATAGTAAAATCTTTCTGATCTTGCGTTTCGTTAAACATGTCGTTTATTTTATTCTTTTTAATATCAATTTGACGCAAGTTAATATAATCCATACAAACATTAATATACAAATTAATTTCATCAATAGTTAAGTCAGGCTTATCCCATACAGATCTAACGAACTCAGCTTCAAATAACTCTTTATCTGTTGAGCTATTATAAGAATCATAATTACCAACAAAACGTGGGCTTGATAAATAAGTTAATAACCTTTCCATGCATTTTCTATGCTGCAAGGATAACTTTTCTTCAGATATGTTTTGACCGCACCACTTATTAGCTTTATTTATTACTGTTTTAATAGAACGAGGTACTGAATACTTATCCCCAACTCCAGATTCATTGTCTACTAAATAATCTGGATATTTTTCTTTTATGTATTTTTGAACGGCACGGTATTCTGCCGTAATAAAAAGATTTAAGTTTTCAAGACCTACAAATTTTTCATGAAATATCAGTTCTGTAACTTGTCTTGGCGTTATTCCTATTTTAATATTTTGATCAATAAATTCACAATTTTCTTTGGATAATATTTCTACTGTCTGTGTAGGTTTTGGTTTTTCTTGCTTTTTAGCAAAACCAGTTGTAATTAGAAAATCTCTTATAAGCTTTGCTTCTTTAGATCTGCCAGTTAAATCTTCGCGGTTATGAAGCAGATTTGCTAAAACTACATAATCTTGAGTTCCTTCATTAATTTTCTTTAATAAAAACGCTTTATTCTCGTCTGTTAACATATTAAATTGAAAAAATATCGTTTTCTTTTAGCAATGCCTGAGCTTTAATATATAACATTTTTTTTAAATTTTTTATCTGCTTGTATCCAGCTTTTCTACCTTTTTCAGTAGTTTTAAATTTTAAAATTCTTGCAACTTGATCGTCGGTTAAATTATCAATAAAAAACATTTTATAAATTAAAAAATGTTTATCATTTAAATGCGCTCTCATTAATTCATGAAGTTTATTTTCTGCATTTTTATAATCATAACTCATAGCAGACTCAAAATTCATAAAATAATTTTTATGATTTTCTAAACTAACAGTTATTTTAACATCGTAAGCTGATTTTTTAACTTTTTCCCATTTTGCAAATAATGGACATTCATTGCACTGCTTCCCATTGGTAGTGAATCCGCAAGACATTTCTGCTCCAGAATCTCCTTCTTTATTTTGATTAAATGGGCAAGATAAGCATGGTCGTGCAAAACTAGTATAATTATTTCTTATTATATTTCTTATTTGATTCGTGACTATACGATTCACCCAAGGTTCAATAGCTCTCGCTTGATCCCATAAATGCCACTTTTTATATATATGAACTTTTATAATTTGTTCTATATCTTCAAAATCAAACCAAGTAATCGCTTTTAACTTCCACTTATTTTTACGTTTTTTAATTACTTGATCAATTGTATCATACATGTCTTCAAATTTTTTCTTTTTATTATTCATCAATATCCTGAATAGGTCTAGAACTACATTCTTTAAGTGATTGGCTTAAGAATTCTTCTTTTGTCAACTTTTTATAATTCGAATTGAGTCTAGAACTGGTTCTTTCATTTGGATC